CCGCTCGATGCATCGAAGACGCAGAAGCTGAGGATCGTTCCCCAGTTCGCCGTCGGTGCCGGGAACGTGATCGCGTTGTTGTTGGACGTCTGGCCCGACGTGCCGCTCGAGACCGTGGTGCTGCCCGCACTCTGCGTACCCGCCCAGTTCGAGAGCGCGGACGTGACCGCGACGCGGGCGTACGAGCCGCCAGAGACTTCGGTGCCGCACGCCGATGCACCGGAGGCGCTGGTGGCGAGCGCCACATAGACGGTGGTTGGCGGGGTGTACGCCTGGCCACGCAGCAGCCAGTCCACGTACTTGTTCTGAAGGTAGGTAGAGAGTGCAGCGGCGTCCGACTGCACCGGGGCCAGCACGCCGAGGGCGACGACAGCAACCGCGAGCAGCGATGCCGCGAATGAACGAATCTTCCGCATGGCTAGGGTCTCCAAAAAAAGAGGGCGCCGGTCATGGCGCCCGAGGGGGGATGACGAAGAACGGACTACTCGACAGGGAACCGGGTCAGGCGGCCGGTGTCGGTGCCGGCGCGGGCTCGGGAGCGGGCGCCGGGATCTGTGTCGGCGCAGCAGCAACCGCGGCCGCGGCGGGGGATCCCGGCGCGGGCGCAGGAGCTGCCGAGTCGGCGGCGACCGCGTCGGCGAGCGCCTTCACCTGGGCGTTGATCGTGGCGACTTCGGCCTCGACATCGGCGGCGGCGACGGCGTCGGAGGCCTGCAGCTTCGCGAACATCGTGTTCATCAGCGCGATCGCGGACGAGGCCACGGTGACGAGCTGGGCGTCGGCCGCCTTGAGATCTTGGAGTGCGGTGGTCATGACTTCGATTCTCCGGATGAGTTGAAGCAAGAGGTGTCGGCTACCGACCATGGTTCGAATCCAGTTCCACAATCGGGCGGGCCCAGCATCTGCAGTTCCAGATCGAGCCGGGGTGTTCGTGATGGACGCCATCGCTTTCCTCGACTGCCGGCGGGTCGTCCCAGCGGCAGACCTTGCCTTGCATGGCGCGGTGACCCGGGCGTACCGTCGAATCGCGCGACGTCTCCCAAATGTAACTCGTGCTGCCCGCCGCCTCGGCGCGCACCCGCGTCAGGATCGATGCGGTGCGCGCAACCTCGGTGCGGGCGATGAGCATCGCGCGGCTCTTGATCTCCTCGACGTACTCCCGGGCGCGGGTCGAGTCCTCGAGGCCCTGCACCGTGAGCTTGTGCACCCGCTCGCCCGCCTCGATCGGGATCGACTTGATGAGCCCCACCTGCGCGGTCAGGAGCTCGCGCAGCCGCTCGCCGACCGGCGCGTTCTCGATGTCGCGGTGCAGCTGCAGCGAGATCTCGTTGCCGAGCGCGCGCCAGCGCTCACGATCGCGTCCGTCAACCTCGAGCAACATCCGCGAGACCGTACGCTCGGCCCAGGGCGTCAGCGCCTCAGCGTAGCGCTCGAGCAGCGTCTGCAGGGTGGGCACCGCCGAGATCTCGCCCGGCTCGAAGCCCGCGATCAGCTCGCCGACGTGTTGGCCGATGTCGCGCAGCTGCCGGGCGAAGTCGCGCTCAGCCCGCTGGGTTTGCGGCGGCCCCTGGCTTGCCTTTCGCTTGCGGTCCCGCCAGCGGAGCCGGCGCAGGGAGTTCGAGTCCGAGGGCTTCGGGGCTTGGAGGCGGATCATTCTCGGCTTCCTCGATCTCTTCGTCGGAGATGTTCGAGAACGTGCCAGTCGTCTGGCTGATCTCCTTGAGCTCCTTGAGGGCCGTCGAGCGCTTGATGATCTGCGCCTCGTAGGCGCTGACGACCGAGTCGGTGGTCTTCGCCGTGACCTCGGCCTCCTGCTCGTCGCTCATCTGCCAGAGCGGCCGGAACACCAGGTCCCAGTCCTCGGGCGGCGCAGTGCCGAACTTCGAGCGGAAGGCGCACTCGTAGATCTTCTCGGAACCGGTGCGCAGGTCGGTCTCCTGGCGCTGGTTGATGCCGTCGTAGTAGTTCCGGAGGTCCGACTCGCCCGTGGAGTTGAGGCCCGCCGGCGACTGGCCGAAGAGGCGCACCAGCGGAATGTCGAGTGCACCGGAGAGCTGCTGACCGAGCTGCAGCAGCACGGCATCGAGACCCGAGAACGTGTACTGGCTGGTCTCGAACTCGTCCTTCCCATCTAGGACCGTGAGGCCCTCGTTCGACTGGAACTTGCGGATGAAGTCCATCTGCTTGACGAGGCCGTTCATGGCGTCGCCACCGAGCGAGATCAGGTCGCGCAACCCGTCGATCTTCACCGTGCGCAGGTGCGCCTTGTAGACCAGCTGCGAGGCTCCGAGCGTCGTCGAGTCGAAGGACACCAGCCGATCCCAGAGGCGCTCGAGCACCGACTGGCCCCAGTGCATCTCCCAGATCCGTTGCCAGAACGGAAGCTTGACGCCCGCGAGCCGCACCAGGCGCGAGTAGTGGATGCGCAGCTTCGGCATCCCGGTGTTCGCGTCCGGGACCAGGTCGTAGAACTCGGGCGTGCCGAGGTCTGGGCCGAGCTCGGTGACGAGGCGGCTCATGTCCGGCCACAGCGCCCAGCGGTCGAAGGCGTACACGCCGCGGAACTGGTCACGGCCGATCCGGTCGAGCTTGAGCGGCGTCGAGGGATCCTGTCCGGCCACCATCAGGAATGCGGCGCCGCCGCCGTAGAGGCGCGCCCACTTCTCGCTGTCCTGCAGCTGCGCCCAGATCTGCAGCTTCGACAGGTGCTTGTTGAAGGCCTTCAGCTGGCTCGGCTCGACGCTCGACTGCACCTCGATGCCGGCGCGCGTCATGTCCTCGGCCACGCAGTCGACTGCCTTGCCGGCGATCCACGAGCCGCGGTAGGTCCACTCGACCTTGATGCGGTTGCGCGAGATCGGGTTGTAGCCGTAGGTGCCGGCGCCGAGCATGTTGTCGGCGCCGATGCCGACCCGGGCCTCGAAGTTCTGGAACGAGTCGCTCGTAGGCCACGCGTTCCGGACCGACTCTCCCGCCTTCAGTCGAATGTGAGGCTTCGCCACGTCGGCAGATCAGTACGGCTGCACGCCGACCAGGCACTTGTCCGCGACGCTGCAGGTGAGCGTCATCACAGCCTTCGTGTTCGGTAGCCCGTGGAACTCGTAGATCGTGTCGGCCGCGGTCGAGCCGGTGAGCAGAAGGGACTGGGCGGTGCCCGCCTCATCCTGGAACCCGGTCACGGTGAGCGTCACGGCCGCGGCGTTCTTGAGTAGCACGGCGGTCAGCAGGGCCGTGTCGTTGGCTGCGCCACCCGCGGTGCCGATGACGCCGGCCTTGACGTTGATGGCACCGGTGCCCGTGAGGATCCGATTCTCGCTTCCAGCGCGCGACACCGCGAGCCGGCCCTGGATGATCTGCTGCGCGAGCGGCGTCTGGATCAGGAGGCCGGTCACATCCCGATGGTTGCCGAGCACCTCGACGTAACCATCGGCGACCATGGCCGCGGCGAGCACCAGCGCGGGAATGAGCGCGAGCATCGCGAAGGATACGAATCGCTGCAGTCTGGTCATGGCGGTCCCTCACTTCCCCAACTGTGCCCACTGCGACGCACTGCCGCGGCGCTGGATGTAGCCATCGAGCCCGTAGCGGATCGCGTCCCAGCCATGGTTGTGCTTATCGACGATCACCGGCAGCACGTCACCGGACATTCTGTCGACCTTGTACGAGTACAGCCGGGCCTCTTCCTGCAGGTGCTTGCACCGACGGTGGATGTGGATCCGACGGAAGCCCTTGATGTGCGCGATGCCGTCCTCGACGCTGCCCGACCACTTCTCGGCGGCATCGATCGCGAAGCCCTTGCGGCGGATGTAGCTGATCGTCTCGGGCCGCGCCGCGTCGGCCTTGATCGGCCACTGCCTCGCACCGGGAACAGCGTCGAACAGCGCCGGCGTGTCGTCGATCTCGACTCGGTAGCCGAAGGCCTCGTGCGAGACGTAGAGCTCGTCGTCGTGGATCCAGAACCGCAGCAGAGCGGTCGGGTCGTTCGCGAAGCCCCAGTCGGCGCCGAAGTGGATTCGCGTGTTCGGCGCGGGATCGTCGAACTCGTCAATGACGACGCGCTTCCGGAAGATCGCGGCCGCCGCGTGGCGCTCGCAGTAGCCCTCCCAGACATGGTCGTACTCGGCCTGCAGCTCGGAGCGAAGCTCGTCGTCCGTTGCCTTGGCGATGCGGTCGGCGAGCTCCTGACGGTCGGCGTCGAGCTCCGGCGTGAACCACGGATTGTCGTCCCAGTTCACCTTCTCGATCCGCGCCCGCGGCGAGGGTGAGAGCACGAAGCGCTTGTATGTCTCGTCGCTCTCGAGCCGCGGGTTGAACACGACCCAGATCTCGGACCCGGGCTTGCGGATCGTCGGCACCAGCTGCCGCCAGCTGTTCGCGCTGATGCTCTCGCCTTCCTCGATCAGGCAGAGATCCGCGGCCTCGAGCGACTTGATCTTGCCCGGGTCAGTGCGGACGCCGAAGAAGATGAACTCGGAGCCGTTGGCCCCGTAGATCCCCTTGTCCTGAATCCGGAAGAAGTCCGACCAGCCGAGGTGATTGATGCGATCGCTGAGGAGGCGATGCACCGATTCCTTGATCGACGACTGCACCTCGCGGATGCACACCACCCGAAGTGGATGGCGGCGCGCCAGCACGCACGCCATCCCCGCGAAGCCCCACGACTTGCCCGAGCCTCGTCCGCCGTACCCGACCTTGTAGCGGCTCGGGATGTACTCGACCCGACCGTCAGGGGTCTGGCGTAGGAACAGGTTCCGGAGCTTCGGGGCGAGCAGCGAAGCCGGGACCGCCATCAGGCATCTCGAAGCCGAAGTTGATGATCGTTGCCGGCGCGGTCGGCAGCGGACCGCCACCTGGCGAGGAAAGCTCGACCTTCTTCCGCCTGGCGCCGAGCAGGTCTGAGATCAGCTCGTTCGCGCGCAATGCACCGTTCGCATCGAACTGGAACTCGCCCTTGACCACCTTGCCGCTGCGGTCCTTCACTGGGACCGCTGTCATGCACCGGTCGCGGATCTCGAGGGTCGTCTCGATGACCGAATCGAGCCGGTAACCGGCGCCCCGGAGCTTGTCGTCTAGGCGCTTCTCGAGCAGCCGATGGACCCGAGGCTTCGCCAGCAACTTTGACGCGGCGAGGTCGGGGCGCGTGCCCTGGAACCCAGCCCGGACGATTGCCGCCGACGCGTTATGGTCGACCAGGTACTCTTCGATGAAGCGCCGCTCGCGGGGCGACGGATTGGTCCTGTCGGCCACGATCGATCACGTTACCCGCGTCCGCACGACGTGCTTGGAACGGGCGGTGCGCTTCAGGTTCTCGGCGCGCAGCTTGCGGTAGTCGGCGCGGCGGTCATATTGGACGTCGACGAGTCTGCGGATGATGCCCTGCGTCAGGGCGTCGCAGGGGTAACGGGCCGTGCAGTCGAGCATGGCAATGCGGCCTCCGCAGCGCGCGCGCAACGAATCGCGGCAGGCACCTGGCTGGGCGCCTGTCGTCGGATGGTGGGTCGAAATGTGGTCCCGGGCGTGGCTCCGCCGAGGATGGCGCGAATCCTGCGCTTTTTGTCTGGACACGTCAAATCGCGCTAGAGAGACGGCCTCGGAGCGCCCCCTGCATGTAGCGAAGCGATGCCCGCCAGTGCGCATAGAGCGCGGCTCGCGAGAGCCCGAGCGCCTTCGCCTTCACGTCGCTCGGCACGCGGTTCTTGTACCACTCGATCAGCACCACGCGGATCTCGGCCGGCGCGTGCGTGACCTCGCGGTCGACGATGTCCATCCACTGCGAGTTGTCGGTGCACGGACCGACGATGATGCCGAAGATGCGGATCTGCTCGAGCTGGCTGAGGCCGGTGGCGGCGACGCTGATGCCGCGACCCCATCGATTCAGCAGGGCATCGATCACCAGCAGATCGTCGGGAAGCTGCGCCATCAGTCGGTCGTGCCTCCGCGGGCGTCGATCTGCTGTTTGAGGTTGTCGACCATCGCACAGAGCAGTTGCTTCTCGGCGAGCAGGCGGCGGACGTGGCTGACCTGCACGGCGAGCTCCTCCCGGGTCGCGGCGAGCCTGGCCTTCATGCGCTCGGCAGTCTCGACACGATCGGAATAGCGCGCGAGGTCGTTACTGAGTGTCGTGAGTCGTGTGCCAGCAGTGACGGTCGCGGCGTGCAGCTGCTGCAGCAGCTCCTGGCCGAGTACGGGGACTTGGCGCTTCTTCACGGTCATCGTGGAGCTCCTGGCAGTCGATGCAGCACACGCTGCGTGAATGCGATCGCGCGGCCCGAGGTCACGTCGCGTGGCGTGAAAGCAAGGACATGGAAGCCGGCGAGTGCTGCGTCGTTGCGCTTGCGCATATTGCGTTCGATGTCACGAGGATTCGAATGCGCGCCACCGCCGGCCATCCAGATGCCGCCGTCGATCTCGACGAGCAGCTTCACAGGGAGGAAGCAGAAGTCGAACCGCCAGCGCCGGCGCAGGTTGCGCGGATGGGCGCTCTGCTCGATCCAGTGCTGCTCGAGCGGTGCCGGCAACCGATACGCGCGACACTGGAACGCGAACTCGCGCTCGGCGTCGTCGTTCTGCTTCGTGCGCGGCCTCTCAGGCCCGAGCGCCTCCTCGATCGTGCGCTGCGCCTCGGGTGACATCGCCGCGCGGTTGAGCTCGCTCGCCCGCATGGTCAGTTGACCTCGGCGCTCGCCGGCGTGCGACGCGAACGCCCACGCTTGTCCTTGAACAGATCCTCAGGATGCTTCGGCTCCGGCTCCTTGCCAGTGTCGCCGGCCGCACCGAGCGGCAGCTGCGCCTGATTCTTGTCGGTCTTCTTCGCGACCTCGGCGCCGGCGACCTCGATCTTGATCTCGCGGTTCATGCACAGCACGAGATCGCGCGAGCGCTCGGTCCAGTCGTGCGAGGCTTGGATCTGGAACGACATCCGTGTCTGGCCGCCCGACAGCGGCTCGAGGTAGACGCGCGCGATCTTGACGTCCGGCAGGTCGACAACGATCGGCTGCAGGCCGTATTCGATTCGCACGTTCGCGCCCTCGAACTTGTCGGCGAGCGTGAAGCCCGAGTCGAAGCGATCGAAGAACGGCTCGGGTCGTCCGCCTGCAGACGTCTGCACAAACAGGCGCTCGTGCGCCTTGGGATTGCCGAGGATGGCGTTGAGCTCCTCGGGCTCGAGGATCACCGAGCCGACGGAAATGTCGACTGCGGGCACGTCCTCGTCGCCGTGCTTCTGCGTGCGGTTGTTGATCGACGGACCGAGCTTGGCCGTCCGTAGCGAAATGCTGAGCATGGTCATCCCCCGTTCAGTGGTAATTGCGGTTGCTTGAGATCGAGCTCACAGAGCGCGATCGCTTCCTCGGGCGTCGGCTTGTCGCCCAGGTGCTTCATCGGCGCGTTGGCAGTCCGCGCGCGCCAGGCCTCGTAGCGAATCGGCGTGCAGCGATCGAAGCGCAGCACGTAGTGCGTGTCGGTCCTAATCGCGTAGGGACCGTTGAGCTTCCAACCCGGATGATCCGAGAGCTTCACGTTGCTACCCACATCGGCTTCGGACTCGCGTTGACGCGCCCCATGCCGAAGCGCCTGGTGCCATCGCCATTCGTCGCGTGCTTGAGATAACCCCGCATCTTCGCGCGGTTGAGCGCAGCGCCCCACGCGCGCGGCTCGCGAGGCTTGAGCTCGAGCGGCGCGATCGCGACCGCGTCCTCGACCAGGAACGGCTGGCAGTGCGCAGTGGTGCGGGCGTAAAGCGCGAGGAACCGTGCTGCCCTCCCCGTCCAGTCGTCGCTCGCATGGTCCGCCGCCTCGCCGGCGCGCGCGATCGCGTGGACCCGCGGATGGGTCATCCCTCCGTTTCCCTCCCGCGCCGGCGTCGTCCGGTGCCGAATGATGTCCGCCGGGAGTTCCAGGAGGTCGAGCTGGTTCATGGGTGTCTCCCGCGTCATGCGGTTGATTTCAAGGCTGAAACGAGCGGGGCGATGACGTCTCGGACCTCGGGAGCTATCGCCTGAGCGTCAGCTGCGCGCTGGCCTGCGATGGCAGCCGGCGTCTCGGAATCCCGTTCGGATCCTCTCCGGGAAGGGCCTTTTAAGGCCGGTTTTGATCCGAAGTCTCGCCCAGAAGAGGGGATTGGTGATAAATCACCGGGAGACGAGGAACGAAGAAGCTCTCCCTCTTCGGATGGTTTGGGATGGGATGGTTTGGATGGCATCGACATCGGATGGCTTTTGCCATCAGACTTGCCATTAGGTTTGCCATCTATGCCTATTGGCTGTTGCCACCTACTAGCTGCGCCCGCCTTGCCAACTTGCGATCGGACTTCGCTGATGGTCCGGGCCTTCTCGCGGTGCTCTTCGAGGCGCAGGTTGACGAGCCGACCGTCGCGCTCCTCAAACTTCTCGCTGACCGTGAGCCAGAGGCGGTCGAAGTTGCGACGCTCGTACC